TATTTAAATATTAATCTTATATTCAATGATTTATAAAATCAGTGTTAAGTACAGTGGTAAGTTTAGCTACAAATTTTTTTACCCATCTGTTTTATAATCGCACGAACGAGGCTCTCGCTAATCTTAAATTGTTCAGATATGAAAGTATAACGCTCCATCTTTGGAGCTTTGCTTTTTTGATACTCCTCATAAATTTCCAAATCTCGAAATATCTCACACGCTACCCTACCTCCGTGCTTGTATATCGTTCGCAGGTCGTTTTCCATTGGTTTTAATTTCTCGTATATATTCATTGTCATTCCCATTTATTAAGTTCACACCCCTTTTCATCTTGTCGCAAAAGAGTAGAGAGTGGGCAACCACACATCTTACACTTCATACCCTTAACTTCTTTCAGTGTATAATCTCTCATTAGCCGTTGGTATGTACCCATTTCAGCCATAGGACAACCCGCGCATATCTTTGCCCGCTCTTTTGCCTTTGCCTCCACTGCTGGGTCAGTAAATATGTAATTATCCCAACCTTTTAATATTGCTTTTAACTTTATCATATACTTGCCGATTGTCTCGCTCGTTCATTATCACTAATTCGCAAAATGCTATCCGAAAGCCCCGATGTAGTGCCTATCGTAGTCCCCTCAAAAGCCCCTTGCATTGAGCCCTCAAGGCTACCAGCGCGCGCGCCCTCGAATGCTCCTTGTTGAGTTCCTTGTAATGAACCTTGCATCGAGCCTTCATACGCACCTGCTTGAGTGCCTTGCATAGCACCCTCCTTGATAGCATTCATCATTTCCTTGTAGTCAATTTGAGTGTCGGGAACTTGTTTAATTACTCCACCCGCTGCCATATACACGGGGTTATAACTACCATAACCTGCACTTCTATTGATAGCCTCCAACACTGGAAAATACATAGCCGTTGCGCGCTTGTTCACAATGTATTCACCTCCTTCAGCCTCAAAGCCTCCACGACCTGCAACAGTGAAAGGAATACCTCCATCTGAGTGGCTCTTACCTTTGAGCAATCCACCTTTTTCATATTTAACATCGGTACTTGATATTTTAGCGACATTCATTAGCCCCGATGCAACCGCTGCCGCTGCTGCAACTGCTCCTAAAGCTGGACCTACGACGGGGATAGCCGCCATAGCCGAATATGCTTTTTGCGCCGCCATATAAGTATTGATGGTAGTTTCAGCAATTGCCGCCGCTTTTCCTAATGCGGTTTGTTCTCCCACCAACCCTTTTATTTGTCCAAATACAGATTGAAAGGCTTGCAGTTTAGCATCTTCAACGCTCTTGTCTATTGCCATTTTCTTCTTTGCGTAATTCTTACGAATTAACTCAAGATTGCGTTGGTATTGCTCATCGCTTAATTGCCCTGCTTCGTGTTGCTCATCGGCTTTCTGAATAGCAAGTGCATTTTCATTCTCTAATTGAGCGTACTTTATCTCATACTCTCCTGCTCCCTCACTTTCTAATCTCGCTATTCTTTCTTGAAAATCTAAATCATCATTTAATTTCCTTTGTTCTTTGTCTTGTTCGTCCGCTTGTTTCTTTAACTCCCTCGCTTGCGTGTCGTGGTCTTCTTTCAATACTCGCAATTGGTTTTGAAACTCTTCCTCCGCTTGATAGTCCCAATCTCTCGCTTCTTGTTTGAGTAGCTTCTCTTTCTCTAATGCTTCTACTTTCTTCTGGTAAATTGCCTCTTGACGGACCTGCTCTTGCACGATCAGTTCAGCGGTTAAGCGTGTTTCACTCTCAATCTTAGTTTTATTTTGTACCTCGTACTGCTCCGCCTCTTTTTTCACCGCTTCAATAGAGAGGTCTGTACGTGTTTTCAAATATGCTTCCTCAATCTCTCGCTTCTGCTTCTCATATTCATTTTTCTTTATTAGTCCCTTAGATTTCTCTTTCTCCAATACCGCCAAGCGGTCCTGCATTCCCTTTTCCTCAATTGCAAGTCGTTCCTGCAACGATTGAGCCACTGCCGAATTTGTCTTAACATACTCTTCTACCGCCTCTTTTTGCCACTTCAATTGCTCCTCTAAGTGCGCCCGTGCTTTATCTGCTGCCTCTTTCGCTTGTGCGTTTGCCTGGTCATCTGCCGCCTTGCGTATTGTATTCACTTTGTTATTTTGCGTAGTTATTGCCTCAATACGCGCTGCTGCTTGTTCTGCTAATTCTGCTTTCTTTTTAGCCAATTCAGCCCTATCGGCATCGCTCGTGTCGTTGCTTGCAAATTTTAGGTTTAACAATTCCTGCTCAAGTCCGTTCCTATCCTCTGCTAATTTGTTTATTTGTTTCTGTATCTCAATACTCTTCTTTGCCGCTTCCTCTCTTTCTTTAAAGGTCTTAGTTGTGTCCTCAGCAATCATATTTTGTTCCTTAAACAATTGCTTCAATTCGGCGGTTTGTTGGATAAAATCGGCTTCTGATGCTGATAGTTTTTGATTAATTTCTTCAATTCTTTGTCCGCGCTTTAAAGCCTCATCCATCGTAGCCTTAATATTGCCCGCTATATTTTTCATCTCGCCTCCTAATTCGCTAAACTTCCCCTTGGCATCTGATGCAGCCTTGCCCATCTCTTTGGCTTTATTAACCAAGTCTTGCGTTGGTTTCTTAACTTCTTCCCACGCTCCTTCAAAATCTCCAGTTATCACCTTGCTAAGTCCTTTCACCACCCCTATTACTTGCTTTAAAGGCGTTATTAAGGATGTGCCGATAAGTTCCCCCGCTTTCTTGATAGGTTGCCACGCGGCTTGGAATGATTCTACCATCACCTTACCTACATTCTGAACTACTCCAATGAGTGTTTGAAATGCAACTTTAAGTGGAGTAAGTACCCTATTAACCTTGTTAATACCCTCCTGAGTACTTGTGAAATATGATATTAACGAACCTAACACTACAACCAAAGCACCTATACCAGTAGCGATAATAGCCCCTCTTAATACTTTCATACCTGTAGATACATTCCCAGTAGCCGCTGCCGTCGCATTGAGTGCCGCTGGGGCTAATCTTCCAGTTTGTACGAAATTCACAAACGGAGTGGAAAGCGCAATTACATTCATTCTTACATTGTTAAACGAATTAACAATGCCATTCATAGAAGTTCCGAATGCTTGATTATCGCCCAACGCATCTAATATCGCTTGCCGATAATTACCTACATCTACTTGAGTAACACCAATAGAGCGTTGCAACTCTCTATAAGCCTCATCTTGTGCGTGAATAGTTTCAAGCAATTGCTTCCCCTCAGCACTCTCACGTTGTGCTTGTGTGAAGTCCTCGTAAATACGTCTGTTTTGCGCCAAAGCCGTACCCAACTCGCGTATAGACCCCGTAAGCGTATTATTAGCCTGCATTGTTTGATGTTGTACCGCAATATGCGACGATATTAGATTATCATAAGCCCTTTGCTCTCTTTGATTTTCACGTTGTACATTTTGCAGCAATGCCATTTGTCGGGTATATTCCTGAACCGAAATACCCCCTTTATTCAACGCATCTTTGAGGGCTTTCATTTGGTCGCTAACCTCCATTATACGTTGCCTTACTTCGGCACTCTTATTAATGAGAGCCTCAACGTCAATATCTACTTGTGCAATGTTAATTCTTTCCATTATGTTAGTTTATTTTAATCATTTCCACTTCAGCCACCGCGCCCGCCTTGTACTTTATTTTGTTAGGCAAAAAGTAGCCTCCAATCTGCTCAACGTATATACGTGAGAAAAAAGAAAATTCGTATATATCTATTTCGTTTAAAGCAAATTCAGCTGTGATTATTTTAGGACGATCAAGCAGCCTATGTAAGGTTTTGTAATAATTCCTTAATAATTCTGACCATTTAAACCTCTCAGATGATGCTACCCAAACGCTACTAACACCTATACCATTTCCTACTGTATCACGTATAATAGTAGGCTTGTTGCGTTTCTCTTTTGAAAAGATATGCCACCGTCCAGTTTTTTCTTTGTAAGAAGTATTTGTAAAACCATTTTCAATTTTTTCCTCTTTACTAAAAAATTCCATCCTCTCCAAATCAAAATCTGATGATGAGTTTTCAAACTTTCTTCTTTCGTTGAAAGGAGAGTAAAAACCAACAGAAAAATCCTTTCTGTCTACCAATACCTCATCAGAAAAAAACATTCTACTATCCCATTCGCTTTGCAAATAACCTCTTTCGTCATCGTATTTTTTATATAAAAAGTTGTTTTTTTTCGCATACTCAGAAGAATGAAATTTTAATTCTTTTATTTTTACAAATTTCCCTGACCAATTCAGCATCGGTGCTTCATACATTCTTTCATCAAGCGTATAGAAAGTATATACACCTCTCTCATAAATAGGTGTAATACCGAATATTTTAAAGATATTTCTAAATAAATCAATAAGAGGTAAATCACTTACTAATGTGTTAATGTCATTGTTGCTTTTTATCTTTTCAAGTTTAAAAGTAACATTTTCAACCACCGCACCTACATAGTAATAATCCTTTACATCCATTATCATACTTATCATATCGCCTTTATTAGCGTAAAAATCAAAAGACGATGTAATATTATCCCAGGTATTAGAATATATATATAAGTTTTTCAACTGTTCCCCTATATTACTATTGGTACTTCCTATTCCATATCTCATTGAAGTTTCCCCAGATGATGAATTGCGGTACACTTTCCCCAGTGTAATAGACACCCTATAATAACCGCTTTCTTTCACAACAAAAGGCATCGTTCCACTTACTTCAGGGTATTTGTCTAATAGCCACTCATTATCATTAATCTTTAAGAAATCATACACCCTATTCGAGTAGCTATTTTCGTGATTTACACGAATTTTACGGTTAGTTTTTGCCGTTAAAAGCAGAGACTCCTCATCTTTATAGGTGATATTAGATGATGAAATGTAAGTGTTTTTCCAATATTCGCTTCTTAAAAAATTGCCTTTAAAAGTAAATCTTCCTTCAGAAGCTACTAAGTTGAATACATTAGCTAAACTAATTGATAATGGGGTGCGCAATATTTGCCAGTAGTATGTACCACCTAACACATTAACACTATCATCGCCATAATCGGCTAACATAAAAGCATTTTTATAATCTAAATTATCACTTTCGCTAACATTAGCTATATTTCTCTTATCTCTACGGCTGTTATCATCAAGCAATCCTTTAAGCCCTTTAATATCTCTACCCTGCAAATATTGGTAAAGGAGCATAGATACATCTTTAAATTCAAATATGAAATAATCACCACGTTTACCCATTAGATAACCAACACCACCTTGTAATATTGGTATACCATTAACATAGTAATCCACTGAATAACCCTTATAAGCACTATCACTCATTATGCTTGGTACATCAGCAAAACCAAATATATTCCTATTAGTAGCTGTTGCGGGCAAATATATACTATCTGAATATGATACCTCACGCGTATCGAAATCAAACATATCATTCACCTGCATATTGTAAGTGAATTGCTTTTGCTCAATATCGGCAACTATGCCATTAATTACTAACTCTATCATATTTCAGTTCTTAATTTCAAAGCATCAAATTCAATTGTAACACTGAACGGGTATACATCTTGTTTGTTAATATCAAACTTGTATGCCCCCTCAACTACCGACACCCTCTTAGGATAAGGCTCGCTATTACTTTTGCCTTCTAAATAAACAAATACAACACTACTGCTGTATAGACTTTGAAGTTCCTCAAGTTCTCCCTCCATTACGGGTACATCACTGCGTAATGTCCATCGTTTATTAGCTGTATATCCTAATGAATACATTGTTGAGTGATTAAAATCATTCTTTACACTTTTTTGTATCGCTCCTAAAGACTTTGTCCTTATCTCTTCAGTGTATTTTTCAGAGAAAAGCCAATAACTCCACGTGCCTGCTTCGTTTAGCCACGTTACAAATATACCACACTCATCTACTACCCTATCAACATAAGCGGCGTTTTCACTTCTTCTAATACTATTAGGCGCAAAGTCAGAATAACTATCTACCTTTACGATATAATCTCTTTGTTCAAAACCTTTGAAATAGGTAGTGTATGGTCTTCTAACTTTAAACGTGTGGTCATAGAATCTTTTACATATACGCATATTATGATATTCTTCAAATATATCAAATAATGAAAAGTTAGCATTGTATATTTTAAACGTTTTCTTTACCGGTTCGCCTAAAACATTAACCTCTCTATTAGGCGTATAATATTGCGCTTGTGCTGATATTTCTATATTAGAGGATGGATGACTTCCTATATGTGTTCCATCATTAATGTCTCCATAAAAAAAAGACAAACTTTTAAATATAGCGGTTAAATCTACATTCATAGATTTTACGATGTTAGGCACGTAATTTCTTGTAATAACAACTCTCTTATCATTTAAAGTATCATTTTCGTACACTCTAAAATTTGCCGCAATAACAATCTCATTGCTCCAAGCGTTTTTTAAAGTCTCATCCTCACTATTATCTAATTGTATTGATAAAGGAGCACCGCTATAAGCCCCCCAAAATTTAAACCCTGATAATTCCATTTTCACATCTCATTTAAAAAGTTAATAATCTCACTTGTAAAAGTAGCCACGTAATTATACCCTACTTTCTCAATTATCTGTTGCACCCTCTCAGGTGTTATTATCGCATCAATAAAGGCAGGTGTGCCGCCTGCTTGCATTCTCTTAGTTCCGTCACGTGCTATTTTTTTAGCAATAGCCCAAGCCAGAGTGTTAGTGTTCATCTTCTCTTGTATTGGGCGTATACCTCTTGCTAATATCCATTGTTCAATAGATTGTATTGGCGGCATTTTGCCTGCTTTGCGCCCGTGCTGCATATAGTAAGTGTATTCTGCACCGCTAATGATACCACGCAGGCCGCCCCCATTGATAGGGGATACTTCTACTCTTAGAGCATTCTCCCATTGCCCGCTTGCTCGCATATTCAGTTCTTTATACTTCGCAATCAGGTCCCGTTTGAGAGTGTCCAACTCATCGTATAATATATCAATAGGCTCTTTCATTGTTAATCATTAGTTGTTATCTGAAATGTAACCAGTACACCATCGAAATTATTATCATACAAGTTAATAACCTCTATCATTCGCCAACCTTCAATTGTGTAATCTCCACAAAGAGCATTAGCAATATTCATAACATTTTCCTTGCAGGGTTTAATATATTGCTCGTACTTACCCTCTGTTTGATTGTTATCACTTTGCGAATTATACACCCTATCAAAGTCTGAGTGTTTCAAAAGCATAAATCGCCCGTTATAAGTGCGCTTTGTTGGCACAATGTATTCATCAAACGCTACACTCTCTTCTAACGGGTCAAGGAAAAAGTAATATTCCTTACCAGCTTCTGTTTCCAAGTTGTGAAAATCTGAACGCCCATAATCAAAGTGCCAGCCGTTACTCGTGGCTATTTGTTGTAATATATCTTTCATAACCTTATTTATTAATCATTAGTTTCTGAAATCTATTCTGTATATTTGTTTGAATTGCTCTATACCATAAGATATAATGCACCTCCAAGTAATTGAGTTTCTCAATATCGTTGTACCTAAGAATATCACCACCTGCAAGGCTATCTATCATCGGCAAGTCTCCGAATTGCTCCAATTCTTTAACCCCTGCTTGTTGTAGTTTTGCATCGTGGTCAGTAGGCTCAGTATTCCAATGCTGCTGCTCCATCTTTATTACCTTATCTACTTCAGCAGTAATGAATATCATACAACGATAGAATTTAGTTACCTCCATTCGTATTATATCGCGTGCCTTGCATTTGTACACAATCTCAAAGGCCATTAATAAGTCCTCAGTTGTTTCTCGCATTACCAAACGCTTAATGCTATTCACTTCGCCAAATGTTAATTCGGTAATACTATCTTTTACCCCGTGTGTGCGTTTCTTAAACCAACGCTTACAAGTGTAGTTAGGTAGAGGTTTTAAGACTTTCAGAGCGGGCAATAATTCCTTTTGCTGCTCTTCAGATAATTGTAGGAAATCGTATAATCTCATCTTCTAAATATAGGTTTAAATGTTTTTCTCGGTTTCAAATCAAAATACTCACGCATTAGTAACATATCTCGGTAGTCAGGGCTTCGCCCTATGGCTTGCTTCACACTATCTTTGTTAATTACCGATAGCTTTTGTCCGTCCTTGTTGTCGCTTTTAATTTGCTCAAGTTCTTCAATTATCATATCCTTAGTGCGCTCTGATATATCAGCGCTAATGTATATACCATTGCTATTGATACGCTCGGCTAACTTGTACAAGCATTGCGTTTGCAAATTCTTGTAATTAGTAGGTTGCTCATTCTCTTCAAACGGGGTGCTATTATTCTTAAAACCTACAATCCCAGTATTATCTACCACACCCCCACCAACACCATCCTCATCGGCTATACAATTGCTCTTAGGGATATTGTACTTCATTCTTAGCGTGTTGATGAGTGCTTGTATCTCTGTAGTTGATGAAGTAGCCATTGTGTGTATCTCTATCAGTTCCCAACCTCGCCATACACCTACAACGCACAAGTCCGAACCAAAGCGGGCAATATCGGCTGTTAGGTACATCGTGCTATCTTGTGCTATTTGGTCATTGCCAAATACTGCTAATATCTTATCGTAATCACACAACGCATTCGGGTCATCATCGTATTCCCATAACCCATTCAGTAGTCGTTGCTTCTCTGCACCTCTTAATGTATTCTCCAAGTTCTGAATGTATTCTCTTGGTAACATCTTATTATCGTACGGCAATGCTTGAATAAAAGCTCTTCTCTTATCGAGTGCGCCCTCCTTGTAGGGGGTGTAAAATTCCTTATATAGGAAATTCTTGGATGGGTTGGCGGTAATGAGTAATTTACCCTTCAAATTATACTCTCTATTCTTCCAACGCCCTATTGATATTTTTAAGTTTGAATAACTATCATAGTCGAACTCCCCACCCTCTTCTATCCAACCTCGTGTAAACTGCATTGAACCTAACCGCTGGTATTGAGGGTCGCTCGGCAAATACTTACAGTCTAATAGCAATACACGTGAACCATTATACAATTCAAAATAATTATCCTGCCCGTTGTATTTCCACGCTTCTTGTGGTATTCCCCACCCATTCAGTACTTCGTGAATACTTGGTATAGTGAATCGCCTCAAATCGTTTAATTGCTTTCGAGCAATGAAATACTGAGTACCTGCATACATTAGGGCATCAGCGAGTATAAGTGAACAACCTATGAATGATTTACCACCACCCTTAGCACCACCATAAAGCACCTCGTCAATATCATTGTTAGCCCACGCAATACCGCACTCTCTCTGCTTATCATTGCCATTGCTATTAAACTCAAGTACTACATTCTTCATCGCTACTTAATAATTATCCCAGTTACTTGGAAAGGCTGTAAGTCTTTACCGTCCTTACCTGTTACCTCCTGCTTGCTTCTCAAGTTCCAATCATCAAACTTGCGCTCTATTATCCAAGCGTACTTTTGCCATTTGTCATCATCGCTTTGGAGTTTTTTAAACAAGTTCTTTTTTTGAATTGTGAGTGCTTTTTTATAAAGGCGACAAAAATCAAAATAAATAGAGTCTTTTACATCTCCTAACTTCCATCTTTCAAAGGTTCTATCGCTTATCTGCTGACTATCTTCTACTAAATCATTAGTTAGCATTCTTAGTTCATCATCGGTTAGGATAACAGCGTTAATATCCTCATTGACGACTTTCTGAAATGCTTCTATCCAAGTGAGGAGTTTTGTAGGTCTCCCCCTTGTTTTCTTATCTGTTTTTGTTTTATCTGTTTTTTTCATATTTGTACGGATATATAATTTTCCTATTTTTTTGTATATAATTTTTGTGAAAAATTGTATTTCGCTATTTCTGTATTTGATTTTCAATCACTTTTTGAAAATCCTCAAACGAGTAGCATACAGCGTAAGTATGTCCCAGTGTTATTGCTTTCTTCTGAAAATCCTTTTGGTTATCTGTCTGGCGATTGCCTTTTACTTTCATCTCGATATAAAGACTTTTGCCCTGAGGGAGTAGAACTACCAAGTCAGCTACTCCTGCTAATACTCCCTCTGCTTTGAGGCGTTGTGCTTCACGAACGTTGCGACTGCCACCATTAGGAACGGCGTAAATGATGAGGTGTGGGTATTGGTATCTAAACCAACGAACGCAGGCGGTTTGGATTGTACTCTCTTGGTGCTTCATAACTATCTAATTTTCACAATGCAAAAATACGAAATACTGCTTTAAAATCCTAACAATTTTTCATCTTAACAATTTGAAAATCAGCGTTTTATTTAGTCAAAACAACTAAATAAAAGAGTTAGTAAAACGGCAATCGCCTGACTATCACACCTTATAAAACGCAAAAAGACGAGCGTTTTGCCCGTCTTTGTTTGAAAATTATTTTGTTATATTTATAACTTTTCTATGTTTCTGAGTTTTTCGATGTAGAAATCGTGTATCCGTTGGAAATCTTCCTCAGTAAACTTGTTATCTCTGAGTCTCATTCGCTTGTGAGTTGCGGCTGATGTACTCTTCTGAATTGCTCTTGCTACCTTGCTATCGGATAGTTCTAACTGCTGAATGATGTATATTACTTTTTCGTGTGGTGTCATAATTATTCTTGTGTTATCATATTAGTATTATACCATTCCCACGCTTCATCTAAGAATTGTGTTTCAGAAATAGCAGGGGCTAATTCCCCTCCTGTTATCTTTACGTTATTCTGAATTATTATGAGGTTGAACTTCTCATATTCATTGAATACGTATAACTTCTGAGGCTTGTTCTTTAATTCTCTGTTAAGAACTAT